AGTGTGCCATCAAGTACCTTTTCCCAGGTATCCTGTGCACCCTTTGAGACATATGCAGAAACATATACCCCGCTATAAAACTTCTTTGATTGAGGCTCAAAATAACGATCCTCTTTAAATGAAACAACTTTACCAACTGCTACTGGCTGATGCATTTCTCTTAAATTGTTTCTAAAACTTTTAAAAGCATTCATTGATGCTTCTGCTGTTACAATGTCGCCCTGCTTATCAATATTATCTAAAGTAGCAAACCCAGAAACAATTCTTTTTTCCGTGTCAACTTTTGAAAAGGGCATGGATAAATGAACATTGTTATTTAACACATCAAAGTGTGCCTTATTAAATGTGCTCATATTTTAACACATCCTTTGTTGATAGAATATAGGCTGCAAGAGATACCATTCTTTCTGTGTCATCATCAAGAAGTCCTGCTGCTGTATTGCATTTATGGCAAAGAATTCCTCTAACGCAATTAGAACAAGAACTTCCAGTTGGGCAACATGAGTGATCATGATCTACAGTTAATCTAGACATAGACCCGCAAACTTGGCAACCGCTCTTTTTCATAATGTCTATTTCTTGTGCAGAAAGTTTTGAGTTCTTTTGGGAATCATAGTGCTTGACACACATATCTTTTTTCTTTGAAATCTCTTCACAATCCTCAATTTTACATAACTTTCCGTTATATGAAAAAATCCTAATATTTTCAGGTTTTCCAGGAATACCATCTTTTAAAAATCTTTTATAGTGCATATGGCAATAGGTACTCTTCTCACCGTTACGGCGCTTTTCCTTGCTACAACCCTCAACAACACATTTATTTATAATCATGGCAGTATTATTATATCAAACCTTTTTAGGGTTTTCTCAACTATTGAGACGATCTTCCTTCTCCTTGTGGATTTCTACCTTCAAGTGTTGCTGGAGAGTCTGAAGAGTTATTTGCTCTTTGAGAATCTCTTTCACGATTACCCGCCAGGTTTGCTCTTGCATCTGTGGCTTGTCGTGGTGTCATTGAGAATGGAGCATTTCCTTCTCCATCTGCTCTTGGCGGCATATCAATCAACTCACGAGCCTCATCTGGAGTGATAACCTGTGTCTTGACATATCTTTCAATAATCTGTGATTGTGCAATCTCGTCTGTAAGTGTAAGTTCATTAAACTTCAAACTCAAGATATCTGTCTTTTCTTTAATAATCTTATTAATAACCTTTTCAAGTTGTGCCTGTGCTGGGCGAGCAACCTGCTCCTTAAAGGTTCTGTCTTGTGACATAGCAGCAGCGATGGCACCAGAATCTGAACCGCCTAGTTTTGAAATAGGAACTTGATGTGCTACAAGAATGTCATCACGATTTTGCTTTCTATATCTTTCAAAGGATGCTTCTTGAATTGCAGTTTCAACTGGTTCCATCTTAAACTCAACCTTATTGTTGTCTGTATCTCCAGGAAGTGGGATATAAAGTGTTCTATGATTTTGTCCTTTAAGACCAGACTGAAGGAATCTAAACATCTTATCCTCTGCATCAGCAGATAGTTTTGCACCCTTGACTGTAATAATGTATCTTGGGGCTCCCTTATTCTGGAAGTAATCTATGTTGTATTGAGCAGCAAGTGAGTCACCAATTAATGATGATACCGCTGAAATAATGTCAGGAATTCCATAGTATGTGTTTAATGGTGAGTATTCCTTGATGTGAATAATTTCATTTGGACGAGTGTCTGTTGTCATTGGATTTGTATTTGTAGCACCAAAGTTGCGGAAGTAAACAACCTTTTGACCAATGATCTGAACAAAACCATCACGAAGTCTTCTTACACGCACTGTTGTTGATGGGATATGTCCAATATAGCCAATCTCTCCAGTTACGGTTCTGCCAACTTCTAAGAATCCATTTCCAGTTGCCTGAAGATCTGTATAAACCTTTTCCATGCTTGTTGTGAACGAGTCATCATCATTAAGAGACTCTAGCCACTCACGCATCTCAAGTTTCATTCTTTCAATTCTACGACGTGCACGATCTACGGCACCCTGATCATCGTTTGTTTCAAAACGTAACATTGTTCTATCTGTAATATCAAAACGGTATCCAAGACCAACTACGTTTTCTACCTTTGCATCAATAGCAGCATGATTTGCAAAAGATGTATCATAGTAACTTGCTAACTCATACATGTTGTATGGTGGTGTAATTACATCAAATAGACCGTACCCATTTCTGTATACCGTTCCAGGATTGATCTGCTTTGACTCTGCACCATCGCCAGCAGGAACGGCATTAGCAGAGTTTAAATATTGTGTTGAAGGCTCTACTGCATTGTATGCATATGTTGCTTTAGAAACTGTTCTTGAAGTTCTGCGTTTAAAGTTTTGATCAATGCCAACATAATCTTTTAATATTGTCCAGTCTTTGCCAAAAGGATCTTGTGCCTTAAATAGATTCTCAGATTCTTCCTGAGTTCTTATGCTTGCTTGAATATAATCGTAATCTTCGCTCATGACTCGTACGCATCTCTTCCGTGTTTTTGCATTGTATCCTGTGCTGCTTTCCAAGCACCAAGATCGTTCATTGATGGAATAAGACCTTGCTTCATTCTATCTAGTTGTTCTGAGTGCTCTTCTTCGCTAATTCTTGTAAGGCCAGGAACAAAGACTGCCTCTCCTTCACCATCATCGCCATAATACTTTGCTGCATTTTTAAGTTTAGTAATCTGTGAAATATCTCCACGAGTAGACTCGATGTTTAACACATCTCCCTCTCCGTTAGTAAACCACTTACCATCTGACTTCTTATAAACGTACAAACCCCAGTTATATTTCTTTTCAATAACCTGACGACGTACATTTCCTACAATAGGCTTACCAGTTTTTGGACTAATTAATGGATTCATGTACTAAAGTATACCAGATTAGACTGGTGTTCCGAGTCTAATAGTCCATGTTGTGTCATTATAGACCTTAAGTTTCTCTGCATCGAACACCATCCCCTCTTCATCATCAATAATAATCTTATTTGTTCCGATATATGTCTTATAAACATCAGAAGGAAGAACTCCATATAGATCTGAGGCAGAAATAACAAGAACGCCTTCCCAATTAAAACTATTAAGCCAGAATTCCCAGTCAAAACTTGTAGCACCGTCGGTTTGAACCTTAAGCCATGGTCTAAGCAGATTGCTCTGAACCTGCTGTAAATTATTTGCTTGGTAGAAAGCAATATTGTTAAATACAAGAGGACCAGTCAAATTGATAGAGCCAAGATACAAGTCAAAACTTAAGGCATTTGCAAAAGCAATTCCAAGAACTCCCCACTCCTTGATTGTTAATACTGGCTCTCTTACGATTGATCCATTTAAGAAATAAGATATTCCGTTATAAAGACTATTCGTTGTTTGGCTTATAGCATATATTCTTGCTCTTGTACCGTCGGGATTATCTGAAACCATGTAGAACTTAATTGTGTCTGCTTTATACTCTATCTCAAAGATTTCTGTTGGTGTAATAGGAAATGCATCTTGATCGTAACGCATCCAAACTTGGGCGGCACTAATACGATAATTATCTGCAACATTTTGGTTAACTGGAATCGACATTCCACGACTTACTAGTGGATCAAAACTTCCACGCACCTCTACTCCAGAACTTCTATTTAGATAAAGATATGGAGTGCTTCCTTTATAAATGCTAAATGGGTTCTTTGCCTTATAGTCGTAGTAGAGTCCAGACCTTGTGTATGGGAACATATTTATACCAAATCTAGTGCCGACTGGATTAAAGGAGTTATCATTAAATGCCTGTGATGCAAGTTCTAGTCTTCTTAATTGAATAGGCTTCTTTAAGATACCACGAATATTAAAATCAAGATGATAAACCAATGCAAGATCGTTAAAGTCAATAGTCTTTGTTGGGTAGATTAAAGTATTGTCTACTACCTCAAACTTTGTTGATAACCAATCTGGGTATTCGTCCATATCAATAATTGCTCCCTCTCTTGCTGGAAGCACTGTTGTAAAGTCTTCTTGTGGAGCATTGGCCCCTGTTTCAATATACTGGAAAGTTATATAACTTCTAATAGATGCATCTGATGTATCATACTCATAATACTTTTCTGCTCTTTGAGCCATATCCTCATAGTTGTTCCAGCCAGTAAATAGATTATTATCTAGTTGTAGGTATGTTCTTTGTACTGGGTGAGAATACTCTTCCTTTAGTTCTTGATATGTCCAGGAACTAGTTGTTTCAAATTCCGCTAATTTTGTAGGTGATGGATACCCAATATTAAACTGCAAAAAGTCTAGGTCATAGAACTTATTGCCAATATCGTTGGTTACAAATTGTGCAAAATATGAAAGAGGCATGTAGTCTTCCCAGTACCCCGAAACACCAATGTCAAGAAAGTATGACCCATATGCCTGCAGCGGTAAAAGAGTATAACTTGCAGTGTGCTCAAGAAGGGCAATTGCATTTGCTGATTCAGCAGAGCCTGTTGCTAAATAACTGTCAACGATTGCTGTACCATTATCTTCAAAGTGACTTCTTAACTCTACAGCATTATAGTTTGTTGCAAGTCCTGCTGAGTATATTTTTCCAGTAAATTGTAAAGATGCATTTTCTTCTCCGCCAACATACATTTTTAATCCATTTTGATTTCCAAAGAATGTAGCAACATTTCCACCAAAAGTGGCAACAAGTGTTTGAATTTCAATACCTGCTGCAAACTTTTCTCCAGAAACAATTATGTCGCTTGTAAAGATTTCCTCTTCGGTGCCATTGAAGTAAAGGTAGTAATGTATCTCGTCTAAATCTTTTCTAATACTAAAATAATTGCCTGTGCTTGAATTATAAATCTTAAATAATGTTTCTTCTGATAGAAGGTCTTCTGATGAAAACACGCCATAGATTGTATGGATTGAATCATTTAATACATTAAAATTAGGGAAGTTAAAATAACATCTATCTGAGTTCCAAGAGTTATTTGGTCTAAATGTTATAAAGTTGTAGTCTAGTGGATCTTGTATGTCCTTATTATCTGCATATAGTTGTGCAAGTGTTTTTGAGTCAAGGCTTATTTCTGGAAGAGAGTATTGTGGGGTAGTCAGAGAGTTTGATGTTGTTGTAAGGTTATCAAATGCTCCCTGTTCCCATTGAGCAAAATCTGGATAATTATAGTTTGCAGTATAGTCAGCAAACGGGTAATCTATAAATGCTGCTGTTCCACCATATGCTGAGTTGATGCCTTCTGGAGAAAGAACACCCTGTCCATATACCCATCTGCGCTTTGCAATATTAATTGCTACAGAATATGGATATATTGCAACACAATCTACTTCAACTGGAGTAACGTCGGTATAAGCATAAAAGCCTAGCCAGTCTTGGCTATCACCAAACTCATCAAGAATTTCTGGAAGATCTAGTGTGTCTGTATTAATAGGAAGATTAATAATTTCTTCTCCATTTAATAATACCGTTGCATTATTTCTAATTACTCTAACATGAATAAGCATTGGTCTAAACCACTCACCAACGAAGTGAGAGGAAAACTCGGTGCCAATTACAAGTGTTAAAAATCCAGACTCAACATAAAGTCCATCATTAGAGGAAATTGGACCAAATACCTTTTTAGCCTCATATGCATTAGAATTAATCCTTGTCCAGAACTCAACTGTGTACTCTTTATACTGACCGCTCTT